GGGATAAGGGAACTATGAGAAAGTTCTCTCAACAGATATTCTTATCGCGCCACATGAAAAAGGCTGATATGGCTGCTGGAATCGAGGGCGACAGAAATCTTGATGAGGGAGAATGGGTTGTTAGAGGCAAGATAGAAGAAATGAAGGGCCAACACATAGAGAAGGTTGGTTCAGTCCATGATATAGCCCGCATTAAGGATGGAAAGTTCAACTTCATCGGCCTTGAGTGGATGAAGGAATGATTGTATGTTGGTTGAAACCGACTCGCTCAAATGGCTACTGTCCTTAATGCAAAGAAGGCAGACCATTGACGGTAAAAGTATCTCTCAAGTCCATTCCCTGCTGATGAAGGCAGAGGGTGGTAGGTTGAGTGCTTGCACGCTGGTCAAAGACGGCGTAACCTCCCTTATGCGACTCTCTATACCCTGTGGAGGGGAGGGGGAGTTCGCTCTTACGGACATAGATGCCGCGCTTGGTGTTCTCAAGTATCATGGTGGCGCACTTACTATCACTCCGTATGAAGACAAAGTTAGATTCAAGACAACCGGAAAGCAAACGACCCTCTCTGCGAATAGAGAGGCAAGAGCATTCCCTCACACTCCTGAAACTATTACTCTTTGGTCTGAAAAATCAGAAAAACTTGCTGCAAAAATTGATGTGGATGCTTTGGAGTATCGGGGTAATGACGGTGAGGTATATGGGTGCGCCTTCGTTTTCCCCGACTTAGACACTACGGCTCTTTATGAGGCGTTCAGATGTGATTCTATGAACGGTCAGAAGTTCAACAAATATACCCTGTCTTACGATGCGCACCTACTATCAATAAGTGTTGGTGGGGAATTGAAGGGTAAAACTACTACTGAAGTCGCCGTTGGTAACATGAAACTCGACAGCAACCCATATTACAAAGGCGGCTTACCTCCCGTTACTTACAATGGGGGGCTTGAACATATCTTCCAAAATCTCAATAATGATGCGACTATCGGCATTTGGGATTTCTCAGAAAAAGACATGGGCTATCCTATGCTTATTGGTCTTGGTGACGGCGACTTCATCTTCCAAATCTCAAACGAGGGTTGAGATGGTCGGAATTATAAACAATCTTGGGCTGGTTAAAAGGTCACAATATACAGGGAAAAAAAAGCCCCTGAACACCGACTTCACGCATTACTTTACGGTAACTCACATGATACCCTCGGATGGGCCAATTACTATTATGTGGCACGATGAACATGGCATAAACTATGTTGCTTCCTGCCATGTTCGTGCTGAGTTTGACCCTGAATATAATCAAGAGCCTTTTCTTATCGCTGATGAGAAGAAGGTGATGGAAAACTCTTTAAGCGAATCAATGAAAGAAAAAAATGAAGACGAGGAATGGATATGAGTATGGATATGAGAAGTGCAGGAAGATGGTCTGCAACAATGCTGACCAATGGTGGAAGAACAATTATCAAAAAGGATGAAGTGTGTGCTATTACTATGCACACCACATTCACGGAGGGAACTACATATTCCATACACATGAAATCAGGCACTATTTTCACCACAGATACAGCGCCACAAGGACTTCCTCTCCCTAATGAAGAGGGTAAATCCGGCACTATTTTCACCTCAAAGTCATGAAGTGGGACAATGATAATTGAACGCGGAAGAGGAAGAAGCGTTATCATAAGAGGCCGAACACCTAACGGAAAAAGATACGAGAAAAGTATCAAGGGGCATTGGCCTTACTGCTTCGTGAGAAATGAGGATGCTTCATCTGTCGCAGAGACAGTAAGAACTGAGGAAGGTTTTACCGGCCTCTATGGAGAGGGTCTGACTAAGATTATCTGCGCTACCGACTACGATGTTAAGCAGGTAGGAAAAAGGTGGCAAACATGGGAAGGGAATATGCCTTACTCTAATCAAGTTCTTGCAGACCATATCAACGAGGGTAACGACCCCATAGAGAACTACAAGCACCGCACATGGTATCTTGATGCCGAGTGGTCGCCAGCCACAGGCAAACTTCGTTGCATGGTGGTCTATGATAACTTCTCCGAAAAAGAATATGTTTGGTTTATCGAACATACTGTCGAAGAAGCGAAGGACGGCGCAGGTAAGGAGTTTTATTCTTATGGTGACTATACTTATGATACTCCCGCTATGGGATTCCCTAACGAGCGGTCTATGCTTATCCATTTCCTACGCCACATCAAGGCGTGTGACCCCGACATCATCACCGGATGGTATGTAGTCGGGGCAGACATCAAAACCATTATGGAACGGTGTCGCGCCAACCACCTCCCCGAAGCCGGTCTATCTCCTATGAGGAAAATGAGATACCAGTTCAAGGATTGGGCGCAGCCCATCGTCGGTCGTAACTGCATAGACTTGATGCTTGCGGTATCAAAATTATGGGAACTCAAGAATGGAAAGTTGCCTTCTTACAAACTCGATGATGTGGCCTTTGAAATCTTGGGGGAGAGGAAAGTGGAGTTGGAACACGGGCACGACACTTGGCTTGTGGATAAGGCACTATACTTGCACTACTGCCGACAAGATGTGCGGCTGCTGCCCAAGTTAGACGAGGCAGTCAATGCTCTCGACTACTACACCTCCCTACAACACATCGTTCAATGCGATATTCGTTCAACTCCCTTTATCACCAAAATGTTTTCACAATTGGTTCTTCTCGACTCCAAGTTTGATAGGAGGATTCCATCAAAGCCACAGTTCGATAAGGTGGCTTATGAAGGGGCAGAAATCTTGGAAGTAAAGCCCGCCGTGTATGATAATGTGGGTATCTTGGATATTCGCGCGATGTATCACAGCAATGCCGATAAATATAACATCTCATGGGACACGCTTGATGAAAGCGGAGAGGATTGCGGCAACGGCACTAAGTTTTCCCAAAAAAATAGGGGGCTACTCGTCAGACAAATGGAACTGATGACCAAACTACGAGATAAGTTCAAGATGAAGATGTTCGTTAGTGATGGGGCTGAAAAAAGAAAGTGGGACACTATGCAGTTCGCTGCTAAAACTCTCGTTGCCTCAATGTATGGTGTGGCCGGTGATGCTAAGTATGGCTTGTATCACCCCGACATCGCTGCCGCAATTACCTACACCTCTCGACAGACATTAGGTGAGTTAATGGTGGAAGCACAGCGCGTAGGTTTCAACATTATTTACGGACACACAGATTCTGTGTTTTGTTCAATACCCTCTCCTGAAAAGGGCATGGAATTATTACCGTTAATAAATGAGAGAATGTCGCCATTCATAGTTGAGTTTGAGAAGTGGTGTCCTCGCCTTATCATGGTAGCAAAGAACCGATACATAGGGCTGGTAACATGGAGTGAGGGGGAGGGTCATGAATCTCAAATCTATGTTAAAGGCATTGAGATGAAGCAATCAAGAATGCCTCCGGTGATGAAGGAGGCTATGAATCACACCATTATGGGTATTCTGAATGGTAGTGATGAACGAGCCGTCACATTGCGTAACGAAGCACTAATTGATACGATAATGGGGGGTAAAATGAACCCGTTAAAATTGTGTATGAAGGGGAAGATAGAACGCGACCTTTCCAAGTATAAAATACTCTCCGGCTCAAGTGCGGCTGCTGCTTGGGCCAATGAATATCTTGGTAAGGGCTATCGCAAGGGTTCCTTCTTCCTCGTCACTATCAATGAAGACGGTAGATATATTGCATTCGATAAGCCTGAAGATATTGACGGTATTACTAACATCGGAAATAGATTCCTTGTTGAAAGATTTATCATCAAAAAACTAATGCCGTATTATGATTTAGCGGGGTGGGATGCCCAACCCCTTGAAAACGCTAAGAATGGGGTGGGTGAAATAGCATGGATATAGATTTAAGATTAGGTAATTGTCTTGATGTAATGAAAGAGATGGCTGATAACTCAGTTGATTCTATCGTCTGTGACCCACCATACGGTTTACATTTCATGTTATCCAAATGGGATTACGATGTGCCATCTGTTGAGATATGGCGAGAGTGTCTGCGCGTGTTGAAGCATGGCGGCCATCTGCTCGCCTTCTCCGGCACACGAACCTATCATCGCGTAGTCGTAAATATCGAAGATGCTGGGTTTGAGATACGCGACCAAATACAATGGATATACGGTAGTGGCTTTCCAAAATCGCATAATGTGGGTAAAAATATAGACAAGGCCGCAGGTGCGGAACGAGAGGTGATAGGAGAGAACTCCAATGTTGCTGGCCGCACCACCAAAGGAAATACTGAAACAGATTACGGGGGCTTCACGAAAAACAATGCCGCTATTACTACACCCACCACACCCGAAGCAAAACAATGGGATGGGTGGGGAACAGCCCTCAAACCAGCCAACGAGCCTATTTGTCTTGCTCGTAAGCCGTTGATAGGGACGGTTGTTGAGAATGTCTTGAAGCACGGCACAGGGGCGCTCAACATCGACGCCAGCAGAATCGCTACGGATGAGCGCATGGCGTTCTCTGAGGCTGCACCATTTACCGATGCTGCCGGTCAGCAGGGACGCACATGGAACCCATCAAGCACTACCGGAATAGAGCGTG